GACATCGAACGCGAAGATTATCTGGAGTGGCAACAAGCGTACGGCTACCTTAATATTGACTGGCAGGCATTGTCCGAATACGAGCGAGAAGATAATACATCAGGTTCTCGCGAGTTGGCCTGCACGGCTGGCGTGTGCGAGGTGGTTGATCTCAATGCCGCCTAAGAAAGAAACACGTCCTGTATGGAAGCAGGGGAAGGGGTGGATTCAATACGATCCGCCCCGGAACCACCCTTGCTATAAGGAGTGGAGGAAGATCGTTGATCGAAGTGAAGATAAGTGACCGAATGCTGATTGCTGGCCGTAGGAAGGCCACTGAGATGGGTCTACTGCATAACTCGATACTAAGGGGCGGGGGAAGCGTAGCAGGCTTCCTCGGTGAGCAAATCGCCATTAAAGCTATGGGCGGTAAATGGGACAACTCTTTTGACTACGATATCATTCTGGATGATGGTCGCAAGGTCGAGGTAAAAACCAAACAAACATCTGCCGTGCCACTGCCTCACTACTCTTGCAGCATCAGCAATTATAACACACGACAGAAGTGTGACATCTATGCGTTTACTCGTGTGCTGAAGGATTTTTCTAAGGGATGGTTTTTAGGATTTTTGCCAAAGAAGGAATACTTCGAGAAAGCCAAGTTTATGAAGAAGGGAGACTTCGATCCCGACAATGGGTACGAGGTACGGGCAGATTGTTATAATCTTACGATAGAGGAACTACGAAATGTTTAAGGCAATAGTTGTGGTGTGTTCGTTTATGATGCCACAGGGGCCGTGTATGCACTTTGAAGATGAATGGGGTCCGTATTATACAGAAGAAGAATGCAAGGAGCGGGTCATGGAGATGACGGAAGTGATACTTATTACGCCCAAGCCTCTTCCGCCACCCCATGCTTTCTCCTACAAGTGTGAATTTGGGGGAGCGGTATGAAAGCCAATCTATTTTCATTCAACGTATACCTACGACAGGACGGCAAGGTAGAGCTTGCAAAGGACATGGTCCGACCGGACGAGTTCCAAAAGGAAATGGACGCCGGGGTGCCCGATTATGATGGGGCACACTCCATAGCGTCCATGTTGCGTTACTTTAGTTCAGTAACAGATGAGATGATGGATAAGTCAGGCGGGTATATTTAGATTACTTTTCTGCCTTTGAGAATGTCAGCCTGCGTGACTTGACCATCACCTGTCAGGTCCGGAAACTTGCCACCCCTCTTCATGCCCATCATCGGCATCTTTTTCTGCTGCATCTGCTGTTGCTGTTGCGTCGTTGACATCATGCCCCCCGCTTGAGCTTTCTTGCGGGGCTTTTTCTTTTGTGCCATGCCGCCGTACATCATCGGCTTACGCTTTGACATGCCACCATACATCATGGCCTTGCGTTGGCCGTTGTTGTACTGCTTCATTCTACTACTCCTACGTTCTTGGGGTTTCTACGCATCTGTTCGTACGCAAATTCTGGGTAAAATTCATCGAATGGAAATACGGGCAGATTAGTTTGACTGTAATCCATAGGGTCTGTCAGCATTTTTAATCGCACTCCAGACATACCGGGGAACATGACTTCTTTCGGTGGGCCTACATCGCGAGGTCGATCAAAAGTGCTTTCTGCTTTCACAAAGGCAACAACCAACCCGTTCACAAACTCTAGTTCCTGCTGGACAGACAGAGGCTTACCACTCTCTAGCATGTCTACAAATGCCTTGCCCACTTTGGGATCAGTCAAAGCTGCTTGGATTATACTAAAGTTCGCAATCCGCATCCGCTGCAGAATCGATTCCGTTATGACGTATTGCGGTCCAATCACATCGCGGTTGACAGCGTAAAAGCGAGAGATATAGCTTTCAACGGAGAAGTTACGGGGGATGCCTGTTACGCTAGGCATACCCATGACTGACCCGTCCTTGTTCTTCATAAACCTAAACATAGCCATAGCTACGTCGTGTCGTTCTTTTCCGATAGTCTTGCGGACAAGAGCCTCTCTGTTTTTGTCGCCATAACCCAGTATGCTGCCCAGTGCGTTCACGTCGAAGTCAAACAGAGGTATCATTTGCTGCGGGTTCTTGACGTTAACACCGAATTGACCTGTGGGCCGCATGACCAGACGGTGCATAGCAGACGCTACCATATCGCCTAGATAGCCGTCTATTTCATCCTCGGTCAGTGACGATCCGTCTTCTCTTTTGATTCTGCTAAGAGATGTGCGGAAATTATTTACAGCGGCATCTCCCCCCTGAAGAAGAGATACGATCATCTCCTCGGGGTCTTTACCTGCCCCCGGGACAAACGGACGAAGTGCCGCTATGACATCATTCATGTCCCGCTCGTACAAATCTTTTTGTTTGTTCCAATCTGCACGCTTCTCGTTAATCAGTATGTCTGCATCTTGTTCTGTCTTTTTGTATACGCTATCTTTGACAGAACCCGGGGCGTATGCCTTTGTTTCGAAGGTGTTCTTGCCCAGATTTGGAAATAGGTCTACTTCTTCTCCGGCGTCGTTTACACCCTTCATCTTACTCTTCACACGCATCAACATATTGTCGATGGCGTTAATATCCACACCGGCACTTTCGCTTTCATCAACCAGTGTTTGCAACCATTGATTTAGATTTGCTTGTAACACTTCACTAAGAGCTTGTCCCTCGGGACTGTCGGGATTGATCTTTGGCTTGTCTTTGTAGGCTACACGGGATACACCTGCTGCTTCTTCAAAGGTTGCCATCAATTCATCGACGTATCGTGCCGCAGCTAAATCCCCCGCTTGTGTACCATCGCTCATGGCCTTGGACCAATCTAACCATTTTTCCGGACCAAGCGGTAGACGTATGCCCATTGGGTGATTTCCATCTGGTGTTTTAGCCGCACGTCTTCCCCAGCCCATCCACGAGCTAAGAACAGGATTATCGTACCAAGTGTTTTTGTAATTCATAAATCCTTCACGGGCTTTCTTTCGAAATTCTATGACAGATTCTGTCATATTTGGACCCGTCTGAATGCGAAGTTCTCCTATGTCTACTTTGTTGCCTTCTGCGTCAAGCACGAATGCTTCGTCAAATTTTCTCTCCATAGCCTTCGCAAGATTGCCGTATTTTTTAGCAGCAGTTGCATTACCTGCTGCATTGGCTTTTTGTGCAAGTTCTCGGAATGAGGCGTTCATGCGACTGACTGCTAACATGCTGATGTTCATGTTTGCAACTTCGAAGTCATTTGCTTTTGCAAGATATCGCTGATAACTTGCCGCAATCAATCCGTCTTTGTTTCCGGGAAGTTTTCTAAGACGACGTAACTGATCAGCGAATCCGGGATCGTCCTTTGCCGCATCGACAGCCTCTTTGATCACTTCGTCTACATTTTCATCAGCGCCTTTGGACATGATGAAGAAGTCAATTGCTGCCTCGTTTGCGGTGTCAACTGTAGAGCGAGTTACCGTTGGAGACACATCTTTCTTTGTCATAAAATTTAACAAAGATATATTGTCATCTACTTCCAGTGTGTCCATGAAGTCAGCAATGAGATCACTTACGTCTGCTTTTGGACTGCCGCCGACCGGCACGATGTTGTTGTCTACAACACGGACGTATGGCTGCTTGTCCATAACTCGGAAGGGTGCAGTGGCGTTTTCACGCGCACCAAAGTGTGCGATCTCTGTCCATGCGTGTAGCAATTTAGGACCGGAATCTAGTCGGGGAATAAATTTATCATCTCCCGGACCTCCTACCCTAACGTCTCTTTGTGCAACTCGTAAACCTTTAGAGGGAAGGATGTTGTCGATTGCCTTTTGTCCACCAGATACATCAACTAGGTCTGTGCGGTGCTTGGCGACACGATCCCTAAGAAGATTGAACGCTTCGCTCTTTCTTGCCTCTGCAATGCTGTTAATGGCGGCAACGGTGTTGGCATCTTCCAGAACGTATCCCAGTTCTGCAAGCCTCTCCAGCGCCTGATCGAATCCCAGCATAGAGTTTGTAGATGTGCCTTGCAAGTCCTCTGACTGTCCGGAAGAGTTGTCAAGCATACGGTTCACTTTGATAGCCAGTTGACCCATCACAATCTCGATGTCTTTCTTGCGATCAATCATGCTAAGTTGTATGTAATCTATACCCTCTTGTGCCATCTTGCGAATGGTATCGCCTGCACTACCGTCCGGAAAGTTTTTGGTTGCCATCGACGCGAGAATCTTTTCCAAAGACGAATTCAACTGCTCTGACTGGGTTTGCAGATCAATTTTGTTGATAACATCTTCGTCAAAGTTACCCAACTTGCGTACGGCAATGTCTTGTTTGACTGTAGAATCCAACGCCTGCAGCACGGCAAGACCCGTCAATTGCCCTATGGTCATGTCTAACGTGTCGGCATCAATCTCCCCTGTTTGAAGCAACTCGTTACGCAGTTCATTCATGTAATTTACACGGGCAAGAATAGCTTCGCGATAGGCTGGATCAAAGGAGTTTATGTTCTCTGCAACCATAGCAGCAAGATCGAGAGGCTTTTTACTTCCCGGCATCAACTTGGAAACAAAATCTTTTGCAACAGCGGGGCTTCCTGCCGTCATAGAGAATATCAATCCCGAAAATATTCCAACAAGTTCTCCTACCTCTGGATCACCACCCATCTCTGTGACAAGATTGTTGCCTGTTGCAGCGCCTATAGTCATGTACACGTCTTGAGTTAGAGACTGTTGCAAGAAGGGTGGCATGTCTCCTCGTGCAACTTCGGCCATGAGATCGTGATTGTGCATCTGCAGCTTTTTGGTAAGAGCGTCAAACTCTGCCTGCTCCTTTTCGGTGAAGGGTCTGTCGTTATCGTCCTTGGCTCGTTGAAGCAGTGCAGAGCGTCGTTCATATGTCCTGTCACGCTCTCGTATTACATCCTGCGCTCTAACACGTAAGTTTGGTGCCTTTGTAAGAGCTTCATTCAAATCAGAACCTGCGTTCAATCGACTTACAAGTCCCATACGTGCCCACTTGACTGGTCCGCGACGACTGCCAAACAGTTTGTTCGATGATTGAATTACAAAACCATAGAAAGGAGAGTCGCCTATCTTCACAGGGATTTGTCCGCGCATACGCAGTGTTATAAAGTCGTTCACTAGGTCAACAGAATCTTCTGCACCCTCTGCAATTCTGCGCGTGCGATATTCATTAAATGCGGCATACTCTCTCTTTGCCAAATTTGTTTTACGAAGAGCTGCCAACAGCGACGGACCAAACGTCTCTACTGCCGATCCCGCTGTGCTTACACCAATTCCCAAATCATATCGTGCAAGATACTGGGCAAGAGGCAAATCTATTTCTACGCCGTGATTTGCAAGTTGAAACATTAGTTCGTGGGAGTAAGTGGGGAAGATTTTACCCATCTTTTCTTGACGTGCAATCGAACTGAATGGACCTACCTCGGGTATCGACGGTATGCTAAGTGTCTTATCGAGAACTTTACTGATCGCCTGTGAGCCTTCGAATACGAGGTATCCAGCCGCGTCTAATACAAAACGAGCGGTGGGTCTCCCATATTCTGCTGCAACTCGTCCGAAGTCAGTGCCCGACTGATCCTTTGCAAGCATGTAGTCAATGATGCCCAGACGAGTTCTGTCGTCTTTTAGATACGGATACTTATCGCTTAGAGCCACTAAGTTCTGTGCCAACACGGTTATGGCTTCAGCATCTCGTAGCTCTGGCTCTGCAAAATTAGGAACGGTAAATGTAAGATAATCGAATCCCAACGCCTCGTCACCTGCGGTGGGTGGTATGCCGACATCGAGCTTCGGCACCTTTAACTGTATACGCATTTGACGAGCTTTGTAATCTCTGGGTTTGCCAATGCGATTTGCGATACCCATGTCATAGGGTATGGTTGTAATTAAATCTTCTTTTGCCCCGGGAACCTCGGTGTAAAAAGAGACTGCGCCCATTTGATTGGCAAATCGGACTCTCTCGTCAAAGTTGCGATCCCCAAATTCGAACACTTGTCCATCACCTTTGCCGGGAGTTCTTTCTCGCGTGCGAAAACCTGTGTAACTTTCTATGTCTGCGCGAAAATCGGCGTCAGATATATCGTACACATCCTCCAGCCCTACGATGGGCGCGATTTTGTTTATAAACATCAGGTTGGGTTCGATTTTGGCTGGCTGCATTGTCCCGGGAATTAGTCCGGGTTCGTATGTGATTGTAGGTTGACCATACGCTGGTGCGCCATACGGGACAGCGGGTCCGGATTCTAAAAGTCCGCCGCCTTTTTGTCTTTGCATCTCCTGTTCTAATGCTAACTGCTGATTCTCGTTGAGCATCGGATCAACAGTCTTATACATGTTTACTTCTTTGTCGAAGTCCTGTATCTCAAACGGACCACCCGGAGAGGCTACGGCAAGAGGGTTGCCACTACCGCTGGCTTGCATACGCCGCAGAAACTCGACTTGCGACTCTTCTGTGGTCATCTCGGGTTGACGAAAAATCGGAATGATGGGGCGTCCTTCGTTGTCCGTTTTGAGTTCATTGATGTCAGTCATCACCATTTTCCTCGGCAGCGTCAGGATTATTTTTCTGTTCGAGCTTCATAAATTGTTCGTATAGTTCGGGGAACTTAGCTTTTGCCTTTTCTGCAGTTCCAATTCCACTAGGCATCGCACCCGTTTGATTCGGCTGTGTGGCTACAAATCTACCAAATGCCTGCGCATCATAGACAACCTCCACGGGTCCGGTATCTGGTGCCGTGCCCCCCGCGCCGTCCATTCTAAGATACGATGCTGCGGCGTTGATATCGTTATAGATTGTGACGCGATAGGGATCACCCGCCGATCTTTCAAGTTCCTGATACTTCAGTGCCGCATGTTTCTGTGCGGGACTGCCGTTGCCTATTGCAGAATCGATGACAGATATACGTAGCATCATGGATTTAGCTGCGCGGACTGCGGCAAGTTCCTTTTGAGGTGTAGTGATTCCGTCAAAGTTAAATGCGTTCAACATGTTTTCAACGTCTTGGTCAGAAATCGTACGGCCACCTGTGCCGCCTTGAATGGCTGCGGCCATTTGGTATGCGGCGAGATACATGTATAGCTTGCGGGTGGCAAGGATGTTCTTTGCCACGCCATTTTCAGCGACAGAGGTGTCACCAAGATCGGTCATAATCCCGTCAAGTATTTTTCGGTTGTTTTCTCTGGCTTTTCTGTTTGCTTCTGCACTGCCGCGCCCTGCTTTTTCAGCCTCTTCAGGAGACATGACCAGCCCCATTGCACGAGAGTAACTAGACTCTGCAATATCTACTGCATCTTTAATCTGCAGTATGGGCTTGCCCTGTATGAAATTCACACCCTTGTTTACAAAATACAGCAGCCCGTCTACGCCGGATATAAGTTTGGCTTCCGTCATGGTCATTTCGATCATGCGGTTTGACGGCAAACCTGTTTCAGGGTCAGGCATAAAGTAGGATGCTTCGATGTTTAGAAGCGTCTGAAAAGCCTGTGTTGCCGCACCCGCAGATTGTTGGGCACTAGAAATAACATCTTGCATGTTTTTACCCGCATACACCCTGCGGAACATTTTTTCAGACGTGGTGTCTGATAGAGGCACTAGATTCATAATTATGTCCATGCCCCCTTGGGGATCACGAACGACCGTGCCCGGAATCATACCCGGACGAGTTGATGCAATCATAAATTCGTTCGAAATTTCAGTACGATCTAGAGTAGATATTTGAGCTTTGTTTGCGCGAAGCTCGTGGGGGGTCAACATGTTTACAAACGCATCTAGTTGAGTTCCTGCTCCCGACACTGGCATACTTTCCAGTCTGTCAATAAAGTCTAGTTTGTAATGGAAGTCATCCATGACACGATACGGTTCCCCTGATCTCGTGTATTTGATAACATCTTCTCGGCCCAGACCGGAAGTTTTGTAACTAACAAAGTTAGGGATGTTATTTTCCAGCACATTTACTCGTCGCAGAGCCTTTAACGTAGGCGCGTGCTTTTGATCGGGGAAAGGCATTTGCGCTACAAATTTTAATTGTTGGCCGTCTTGAGTGTACTTTATTTCTTGTGAAATAACAGTGTTCGTTCCCTCACTACGAGATATCTCGTTTTGATCAACAGCCGCATTTGCTTGTGTTTTAACATCGAACGCCCGTTCTAACGCTTCGCGTATCCCGGGGATACTTTCTAAGCCGCTCATAACTTGAAATGCGTAGTCATCAATCGGATTTATCAAGTCGGCAACAGAAGAAATTTTCATTCCCGACTGGGGGTCAACGCTTGCCTCTGCGTGCAGAGCTACCACTCGATTTGCGAGTAGGTTCACCCACTGATCGTAAGCGGTGGATCGAGTCGCGGCATCCCCCGTTAT